ACAAGATCGACGGTATGCGCTTCAAGACCGCTGATGGCACACCTTCCGCAGGTTTCGCCACGGCTCAATTGGCCCGTCCTTGCGCCAACGGCAACGGTTAAACGCTTCCGCCTCCCCAGGGCGTTTCCCAAGGGGCTCTGTCCCTTGGGTTTTTTGGGGAGTTTCCTATAAGACCATCGTTCAACCCTTAACTTCCTGGGGAAGTCATCATGAGTATCGCAGTTGCAGAAGCCCGCCCCCCTTTCGTGACCTTTGAGGTCCGTGCCGAAGAGGATCGCGCGAAGACAATTGAGACTGGCATCTATGCCGTCAAGAACGTCGATTACGCCATCATCACCCCACAAGGCTCGAAAGACCGTATCGAACGCAAAGTCGATGAATGGTTTCCGCAGCTCGAACAGCAGGTCCGAGAAGAGCGCTTCTCCACCGTCTGGCTCGATGGCTTCAAGTCCCGTTATCGCATCTGGAAAGAGACGAACGAGATCCCAGAAAACGGCCACCCTATCGTCAACTGGCCTGCTGCCAGCCCCGCACAAGTCAAAACCCTCCTTGCCGGTGGTGTCCGCACGATCGAGGATCTGGCTGTGGCGAATGAAGAAGTCCTGGCTCGCTTGGGCATGGGTGCGCGTGCCCTGAAGAATCGCGCTGTCGAATGGATGGCCGCAGCCAAAAACGGCGGCGCTCAGGCCGAAGAAATCGCCGCGCTCAAGCAGCAAAACGAAGACCTGCTGCTGCGCGTGCAGTCGATGACGGAGCAGCTGGAAAAGCTCGCCCCGTTGCTCCAAGCTTCCCAGGAGTCGGCTAAGCCCGCCGCTGCGGCTCCCCTGACCAAGCTCTGACCTATCATGAACCTCCTCACCTTTGTTCAGACTTTTTGTGGCCGGACTGGGTTGGTGCAACCCTCTTACGCCGTCTCAAGTCCTGACACGCAGGTCGCGCAAATCGTATCCTTGTTGAACGAAGTCTGTGAAGACATCACAATGAGGTGGGATTGGCAGGCATTGGTGAAGGAGGTTCTCTTTACCACATCCTCTGGCGAAGACCAAGGGGATATCTTCAGCGTCATGGGGCTCAGTCGGGCCGCTTTCAATAAAATCTCTCAGCAGACTATCTTCAATCGCACTCTGCGGTTGCCGATCTTCGGGCCGATGACAGGCTCAAAATGGCAGGCAATTAAGGCACTCCCGACGACAGGACCTTTCTACAAATACCGCATACGCGGTGATCGCTTGTTGTTCAGTCCCCCGGCAGCTGCGGGTCATAATTGTGTCTTCGAGGCCTTTACGACTCTGTGCATTATGGCAGAAGACGGTTCCCTGCAAAGTTCGTTTCAGGCTGATACTGACGTTTTCTTGCTGGATGATAAGCTGCTCCTTGCTGGACTGCGTTGGAAGTGGAAGGCTGAAAAGGGGCTCGACTACGCAGAAGAGTTCAATCGTTACGAGGCTATGGGGGCCGATCTCGCTTCCCGTGATGCCACCAAACCGACACTTATGATGGACGGCGGGGCTACGGACTTTCAGCCTGGAATCTTCGTCCCATCTGGAAATTGGAACGTATCATGATTCGCCAACCAGCCATCAAACGTGCATCAAGAGGCCTCAAGAAGGCCTCTACTTATTCCCTGCCGCCTCCTGTGGGTGGGTGGAATGCCCGCGATCCTTTGGCCAATATGAAGGAAACGGATGCGGTTATCCTGGAAAACTGGTACCCAATGGCCTCGGATGTGGTTCTGCGAAAGGGCTGTGCTGATTGGGTCACCGGGTTTGCTTCGGAGCCGCTGACACTCCTGGACTGGAATGGCCCGTCCGCAGAAAAGCTGTTCGCCGCTACCAGCGCCGCCATCTATTCGGTAACTTCCAGTGGAGCGGTTGGGGCTTCCGTAGACACCTGCACAAACGGATCCTTCATCCACACAAACATTTCCGTAGCGGGCGGTACATATCTCGTAGCAGTTAACGGCACGGACAAGTTAAAGCTCTACGATGGCACTTCCTGGGCCTCTATCGACGGCACGACTACACCTGCCATCACCGGGCTGGCTACGACCTCCCTCTCATACGTGGCTGTCTTGAAGCGCAGGCTGTGGTTCGTGCAGAAGAATTCTACGTCTGCTTGGTACCTGCCGGCGGCTTCCATCGGTGGTGCTCTCACGGAATTCCCGCTTGGTGAAGTATTCACACTTGGCGGGCATCTGACCGCCATGGCGTCATGGACGATCGACGGTGGCGACGGTGCGGACGACTACACTGTCTTCATGTCCTCTAAAGGGCAGGTTGCCGTGTACAAAGGCACGGATCCAGCCAGCTCTTCGACCTTCGCCAAAGTCGGGTTGTACTACATAGGGGAGCCTCTTGGGCTGAACTGCTTCGCCCAGTACGGCGGTGATCTCTTGATCCTCTCCCAGAACGGTTTATTCCCAATGTCAAAGGCCCTGCAATCGGCCACTATTGACCGCGCACAGTCCCTCACAGCGAAGATCGACACTGCCTTCACGGAAGCCGCAAGCCTTTACGGCGGCAACTCCGGCTGGGGTGTCTGCGTGTTTCCACAAGGCAGTTTCGTTCTCGTCAACGTTCCTATCTCAACTGACTACTCTGAGCAGTATGTCATGAATTCGATCACAGGAGCTTGGTGTAAGTTTCAAGGAATCTACGCGAACGATTGGCTTGTATTCGACAAGCAGCTCTATTTCGCCTCCCTTACCAATGTTGCAAAAGCTTGGACAGGTACCAGTGACTTCGGAGAGGCTATCCAAGGCAATGCCCGGCAAGCTTATAACTATTTCCGTTCCAGGGGGCAGCAGAAGCACTCTTCCCTGATACGCCCTACGATCTCCACTTCTGGCGGCGTAAACTTGAGTTTGAGCTTGGACCCGGATTTCGCACTTTCTTCCTTTCTATCTGTCCCCGCTTCTGCAAGCTCTGCCGGCTACGAGTGGGATGCTACTGACGCACTCTGGGACTCCGCCGAATGGGCGTCAGACAGAGAAACTTCTCGTAATTGGGCCACAGTTCCCTGTAACCCTTTCTTCGCAGCAGCACTAGGCTTGCAGGCATCCTCCAGTGATGCTACCATTGCATGGTCATCAACAGACTTCGTCTTTCAGCTCGTAGGCGGGCTGTGAGGCACATTCTAACTGGCCATGACAGTGCCGTTGGGCCCTGGGTTGCCAGTCGAGTCGGGACTGTATGGTCCCCTGCGACCAGCACTACAGTTGGTCTGTTTTCCGTGGACACCGGCATTATGGCAGGTGTTATCTACGAAGGCTACAACGGCGCAAATATCGGGGCGCATATAGCTTCGATCCCTGGAAAGTCCTGGCCAACCCGGGACTTTTTACGTTTCATCTTTCACTACCCCTTCGAGCAGTTGAAAGTCAAGCGTATCACCGGGATGGTTGCTTCCTCCAACGAAGCCGCTGTAGAGTTCAACAAACGCCTTGGGTTTAAGCAGGAAGCTGTGCTGAAAGACGCGCACCCACAAGGTGACTTGATTGTATTCGTCATGCGCAAGGAACACTGCAAATGGCTGCAACCGCATAAAGGTGCTGAAAATGGGTGACTCTCTTACCTCTTTGTTTAAAACTTCCTCCATACCAGGGCCCGTGGCAATACCAGTGGCAGCTAAAAGTCTTGGCGGTATGTTTGGAAAGCAAGATTCCCCAGAGTCCCCCGACCTGACAAAAGCGGCTATGCAGACCACTAACGTCAGTCGCTTTAACGAAAGCGGCCCTTTTGGGTCTGTGGAATGGACTTTACGTCCGGGGGCGGACCCGAATAATCCTCAGTTAGGGGATTACATGCGGAAAACGACACTGTCACCTGAGCAACAGAAGTTGTATGACACTGAAGTGCAGGGTCAGCTGGGGGCGGGGCAGGCTGTAACGGACCAGCTTTCCGGTCTTTCCGGGGGGTCAAAGGCTGTAGCTGATGCTATCTACGGTAAGCAGATTCAGTACCTAGATCAGAACTTTGGGGATCAGGTAAAGGCCCTTGAAACGCAGCTGCAGAATCAAGGTCTGGCTCCTGGGTCCGAGGCCTATGACCGAGAACTGCGTAACCTGCGCCAAACTCAG